ATAAATGTTTGCAAACTAGATTTTGTCGATTTGGATCTCTTTTATTTGGTGGTCTTATTTCACCTGGACCGTAAGCGGAATGAATTTGCGTCAGATTGTAATGCATACCCCAATATTGAAAGGATTCATCGTTGCAAAATAGTTTAGCTTCACCATGGCTGAATAGCATTGAAATGAAATCGATAATGATATCATCTGACTGTTTAGTTAGAAATAATAATAATAGCGGAGCCTCAAGTTTTTTGAAATCGACTAATTTTAATATCTGGTCATATCGTTCGCCAGATATTTTAGATTTCGTATAAAATTTCATTGTACCGTTTATTAAAAATGAATAGTATTGAGGAGTGCCGACTGTTATAAATCCTTTCCAGTCTGCTGAATTCAGATGTAAACCTCTTGGTTTGCTATATTCCCTTTTAGCATAATCAATCAAATAATCGATCTTAGCTGATAGTATTGCTTTCTTTTTTGACATTCAATAATCACCTAGCATAGTGTGTAAATTAGGTAATACGGTAATTGTGTTAAAGAGAAAAGAATATGTGGACAGAAATAGTTTGCAATTCCATTACGTTTTGAATATTTTTTTACATAATCTGAGCATGTGCATCTAGCATGAAATTCTGTAAAACCAAACATCATAAAGTATGAAAACAGGCTATAGTAATCTTTTGACAATTCAAATAGTGATTTCTTAAGATCAGTTCCTGGAATGCTGAATATTTTATTTTTTTCCATTTGAGCTGTGATGAATTGGATAGTTGGGGAATTTTCACCTAAACGCATACTAGTATTATATCGAAATATTCCAGAGTTCTTATCTAATGATATATTTGAAATTGAGAAATAATTGTTTAAAACTCGATCTTTTACCCAACGAAAGACTGCGCTAGCTTCTTCTTTCTTTTCGTTTTCAATTTTCTTGTCTTTTGCTCTTGTTTTATCGAGAAAGGTTGTCAATGGAAATGGAAGAATTCTTTTGACTGTTAGATAATCAATATTATAGGCCAGTAGAGCTTCAGGTCCTTCGTCATATTCAATTGATACAATATTGTTTTTTAAATCGATATGAGTGTGTTTCTGATATATAATACTATTTGCGGTATTTGCTGTTGCGCTGATTGAATTAATTTTCTTCAGTTTTCGAATCAATTCTAAATGTTCTTTTGCCATATTTTCAGCGTCATGATATCGAAGAACATTTCCATTAAAGTTTTCTTCTAGAAATTTATATACTAAATTGTTAAATGCATTCTCTTTCTGGTGGCGAATATAGGTTGACATCCATCAATCACCTAAGCTTTGAAATTTATACACGAATTTTTAAATTCTAATAGTTTGCTTAGAATATCAATTTTATGCTCTTTGATGTATTTTATCATTGTCTCTTCTCTTTTTACTATTTCTAATACCTGTTGTTTTTTAATTGGGTCGGTTTTTTCATCGATTTTAATATTGTATTTATGTAGTTTAACATCAATTTTTTCTTTTAACCAAGAACGGAATAATTTATAGACCCGAGTGTTTGATTCCTCATCATGAATGATATTCGGATCTAAAGTCGCTAAATTCATTATTTCCATTAATATTGGAGTGTGTTTAGAGATTACTTTTTCAGATATTTTTGCGTTGATTAGATCATTGAAAAATTCGGCAAATATTTTCTCAAAACACAATTTCTTGATCTTTCCTGATAATATATTATATGAATGCGCTAGAATATTTTGTTGCAAGCATGAAGTTTTTTCTGAATTTTTAACTGAACTTACAATGTCATCAATATCTTCTAGTTGATCTCCAAAACTTTCTAAATAAAATGATTCTTCAATATCGATATAATCAATTTCTTTTAAGATATCATCTTCAACATCACAATCATTTTCATTGTCTGGATTATTTGTTACAACGGTATTTACAAACATTTCCTCATTTAAACCCTCGTATTTATCATTCATCGCCTCTAAATCATTTATTCGAACAACGTTATATTTTTCTTTAAGATTAGTAGCATTATAATATATTGCTGATCGATGACCAATTCCAACAAATATACTAAACATGACTTTTGACGTATCAATTTTAGGCAGATATTTTATTATTGCAAGCCAAGCGTTATTGACAGCTTCTTCAAATTCAGGCGTATATGGTCCAATAACTTTAGATCCAATGACTTTTCGTATACTTAAGTCAACTATTGGATATATTTTTTCCAATATCTCCTGTTTTTGCAATGTACAATGTTTGAATATTTTTGAATTTTTACCTAAATGAAACCATGATATAAATTCATATATTTTATATTTCTCAATCAAATCTTTTAGCCGATATTCATCTTCCAAGGTTATTTGAATCTTGCTGCTGTTTTCTGACAAAACTAGATATTTCTTTTTATCAATAAATGATTGTGATTCTTCTTCTAATGTTGTACGATATTCTCTAACTAGATTGTATATTTCATATACAATGTCATTTATTTTAGATAGAGAATAATTTTTTAATGTAAAAATCTTATGACGAATATCCGGATGACTGAATATGATGTTCGCAAACCAGTCATCTTCATTAAAATTCCAATTGAATGCGGATTTATTTACAATGTCAATCATGCTATATAATTTCCACCTCTATATTAAGTTTAAGATTGATAATCAAGTAAATGTTAAGATTATAATCATCGTAGATCAGAAGTTAACTTATATTAAAAGAAAAATTTAATTTTAATTGAAACCAAAATATATTAAGGTGATATCAGAATGAGTGAAAATTTAGACATATTGACTAGCAGTAACGCACTGTTAGAAAAACTAATATCTAATCGAGAAGATCCAATTGGTTGGATCAAAAATAATGTAAAGATTCAACATCCGGCACACGGCATTATTCCATTTGAATTATATAATTTCCAGGAAAAATTGATTAAATTGTTTTTACTGAAGCATTTCATCATTACACTCAAGTCGCGACAAATTGGAATGTCGACTTTAGTTCAAGCAATATGTTTATGGTCGTCTCTACATTATTCAAACTTCAATATTCTCATATTTTCAGCTGGTCAGCGTAACGCTAGTTCTTTCTTAGATAAGATAAGAAAGATGTATGAATATCTTCCAGATGATCAATGGAAACTTGGATTAGAAGTTGACAATCGGCAATCTCTCATTTTCTCTAATGGTTCAAAAATAACAGCAGTTCCTGCTACACGCAGCGCAAGCTTAGGTGAATCAATCAACTTATTGATTATTGATGAAGCAGCATTCATTGAAAACGTTGAAGGAGTATATCAAGCCGGTTATCCTACTTTATCAAGAGCTTTTAGGTCGATGAAAGGAAAACCATATGGAATCATCATTATATCAACACCAAATGGAATTTCAGGAACTGGGCAATGGTATTACGACATGTATGAAGGCGCTTTACGCCAAGACAATAAATATATTCCTGTTAAAATTCACTGGTCAGCAGTTCCAGAATATGATCAGGAATGGTATATTGATCAATGTAGCCAGTTAAACTGGAATTATCGATCGATTGCAGCTGAACTTGAATTATCATTTGTATCATCTGGAAATACATATGTTCCCGGTCCTATTCTAGATTCAATACAAACTGTTGATCCAATTGCAAAAGATTTAGATGAACATTTATGGGTTTGGGAACCAGAAGATAAAGAGCAAACATATGTAATGGGTGTTGACGTAGCGTATGGAGACCGAAAAGATTCGAGTACGATCCAAGTCATTAAAGCTTCTACGTTAGAACAGGTTGCTGAATATGATTCGAATGTGATAAAACCTGAAAATTTTGCAGATGTAGTTATACAGATGGCAAAAATGTATAGTAATTCAATAATCAACATTGAAAGAAACGCAGTAGGTAAAGTATTGATCGATCGTATTGTTGATAAAACTGGTGGAGTTGGAATCAATTTTTATCGAGATGTGAATAAGAATGAATTAGACAGTAAGCTTAACAATCGTGACATATTTAAATCAATGATTGGTACAATTGTAACTGGAACATCTCGAGATATTATCTTAGCTAATATGTATAACATTATACTCGAAAAATATACAGAGGCTTTAGAAACGTTGATATCTGAGGATGAAGAAAAAGCTTCAGCGAGATTGAAATTTGAAGCAATTATGTCAGGAAAAATGAAAGATGCTGTTAAGAAAATTGGAATAATAAAATCTGAGAGATTACATCATCAATTATTGGGATTTGTTGTGGATGAAAGAGGTCGCCCAGAAGGTACAAAAGATGACTTAGTTTTTGCTTGGTCGCATGCATTATATTGTTGGACTAAAAGTAAAGCTTTTCTGTTAAAAGATATGGCTAAAATATTGAGTAAAACTGTTGGTTTAGATGATGCAAAAAGAATTAAAACTGAAACGTTAAAATTTATGCAAAGCAAGTCAAACTCAAAAGTATGGAAAGATCTCTCGATCGAAGAATTACAAGAGATACTTGATGAAGAGAATATGGAAAATTCGAAAATTAAAATAGAAGACAATTCGAATGAAAATAAATCATCTCCAATTGTCAATATATACAAAGCATTCTATAGATGAGGTGAAATTAAATGAGTAAGCCGTATTTTGCATTTATAACATTTACACATAATGGTAAGAGAATCGATGGTGGAGGCATTTTTGATGCTGAATTAGTTGGATTTACTGATATTGATTTAGAATTTTTGAGATCTCAAGGAAAGATTATGTTTGTTGCACCAAAATCTTCAGCACCGATTGTAGTACCAGAGGTAAAAATTGTAGAACCAGAAATAATTCCAATTGAAGAAGTACAGCAACCAGAACCAGTGATTGAATCTGTGCCGGTAGCAGTTGAAGAATTAGCGGCCGAACCTACAGAGTTACCTGTAATTGAAGAATCGTTAGTTGAAACAGAATCACCAGCGGTTGAAGAGGAAGTTGTTGGTGAGGTTGTTCTACAGAGTGATGATCGAATAGATGTTGAAATAAATGAATCAGATTTGAGGTTAATGAAAAAAGCCGATCTTATTCTGTTAGCTGAAAAGTACAATATTGAAAATCCAAGCAAAATGACAAAGGAAAATTTGATTCTAAAAATTTCAGAGTTGAATTCTTAGGGATTTGATGTAAAATGGGAGTATTATTCAAGCCAACTGACGTCAATATCAGCTTAGAAGAAGACGACTTTAATGAATTAAAAAGTCGTGTATATACATATTTTGGTTGGCCAACTGTAGCAGTTGAAATCGGTGATGATAGTTTTAAATATGTACTCAAGAGAACAATCATGTATTTGAATACATATTCACCAAAGATTGATTTAGTTAGCAAGAGTGTTTATACCGGTACAACTGAATACACCATTCTTGAATATGAACAGGTCAATGGTGTATTAGACGTTTATGTTTCTGCTGAATATCTGATTGGTTTAGGCTTACCTATTCAATCTCTATTAGCTGCGCCGATGAGCTTGTCTTCAGTTCAGAACACAGATCAATTGACAAATTATATTTCAATGTTCTCTACATTCGACATGGTTAAAAGAATGTTTGGTACTCAGCCTGGTTTCGAACTAGTTCAGCCAAACGTCATTCGAATAAACCCGGCGCCATATCTAGATACAATATTCAAATTCGCAATAACGGTTGATCATGATCCTAATCTAGCGTCATTGAGTGAATATGAGATCAATTGGATGATTCGATTCTGTCAGGCTGGAGTTGGAAAAGTATTAGGACAAATTCGTCGAAAATATGATGGTGTTCAATTGCCAGTTGGTGCGTTAAATGCTACTGGAGGTACACTATATACAGAAGCCGCCGAATTAGAAAAAGAATTATTGGAAGAATTGAAGTTAAGACACAAGTTCCCTCAGACCTATATCACAATAGGATAACTATGCTAACTCAAATTTGTTATGAACTATATGATGCAGATGAATATCGAGATTTTGTTAAACATGTTGTCAAACAATTTCGTGGAAGCCCAGAATATTCGATGTGGTTGAATAGCTTCAATCGAAATGAATGCGCAGCTACTGGATTGACAAGAGATGCTGATGGAGTACCAATTGAAGTTCATCATTTTCGAATAACATTATGGGGCTGGGTTGAATATATCATTGACAAATTTTATCAGGAAAATCTACCACTCAATAGTTTTTATATATGCTTAATATTGACGGATATCCATTTCAATCGTTGTATACCATGCGTTCCATTGACGCACTGCATCCACAAGATGCTACATGAAAATTATGATGATACATTAGCAAAATATCCGGAAATATTAGAAAATGTTTGGCATGGAGACACAGCAAGAGCTGACGAGTTAATCGATTATCATATTCAGAATTATAAGAAACAATTAACCTTAGAGGAGGAAATAATTAATGGCAAAGCTGGTTAGAAAAATGAAGATGGTTTTTACGCTTAAGAGTGGTAAAAGCATTGTTGTGTCGATGTATGAAGATCAATGTTTTAAACTGTATAACCAATGGGTAAATTATGTACCTACACCTATGGATATGTCAAAAGCAACAGTGGATAAGAAAAAGGATAATATGATCACTGAAATGGTTGGGATTCTTTTGTCAGAAATTTCAGCTATTCAAATCGTAGAAAATTCACATGACAAAACAGTTTCTGCAGAAGACTTTGGAGCATAGAGGCGAATAATAGTTGTCCTTTCTAAGATTTTATGATGAAGCAGTAGTTTCATATTTCTCGAATATAAAGATAGAA